CTCGAGCGCGTCGAACACCTGTACGCCCACGGCGGCGACGCCGGGCGGGGTGCGGCTGCGGTTGCGCGGGGGCGGTCCCGAGGACGAAGATCGATAGGATTCCGCGCGTCCATTGGCACTCTGATCGCTAGTCGTCGAAAACAGGCCGAAAACCTCGTGGTGCCGCTGGCTACGAACCCTCGATGATTTCGTAGCGGTCGCGGTAGGAGTTCGCGGCCTGCCATGCCGCGCGACTGGCGGCGATCTTGTCTCGATTGCGCGTCCGATAGCTCTGGCTCTGATGTAACCGCGCCGCGCGGCATATCTCGCACCGGCACCCGCGGCGGTACGTCTTAAGGCCGTGTGGCTTTCGCCATTGCGCCGCGTGGTGCTCGATGTGGCAGCGCTGGCAAAGCGCGATACATTTCGCAAGCTCGGCGATCCGGCGCTCTGGCCGCCATGACCACACGTTGTGGCTGATCTTCTGCGTGGGGTCTTCGTGGTGCGCGTGTAGGCGTTCGGCGCTTCCGCATTGCTTGCACGGCCCGTTCGCGGCGATCCATTCGCGTCTCAGGCGCCTGATCTTTTCGAGCGCGGTGGCTCTTGTGGCGGCAGTGTGCGGCATGGCGTAGTATACCACGCAGACTAGGCGCGTTTGGGTTTTGGCTATGCGTGGCGAGTGGTGCGCCTAGGTTCCTAAAAAGAAAGTTGTTGACGCTGTGAATGTAGCGCGCTAGAGTGTGGCGTATGGACCTTCCGGAGAAACCAACTCCCGCGCTGATTGCACTTGCGCGTGCCGTCGTCTCGGAGATGGCGCGCAAGGCGGGCGCGACGAAGAGCCCCGCGCGTGCAGCGGCGTCGCGGCGTAACCTGCAGGCCGCGCGAGACGCGAAGGCGCGGAAGCGCGCGGCACGGAGGACGGCATGAGCGAGAGGCGATACACGGCGCTGCAGTCGGGGCTGTGGCTGGCGTTCGGACAGCTGATGCTGGCGGCCATCGCGGGCCGCATGAAGGGCTGGTGGTAGATGCGCGCCGCATTCCAGTGGGCGTTCCTGGTGCTGATGCTGACGGCCCTCGTGGCGGCCGGTGCAAGGGCCTGCGACATCGAGGCGGCCAGCGAGGATGCGCGGCTGCGCGCGTTCCAGCAGGCGAATCGGGAGGGCCGGTAGATGGAACTGCGACCGACGACGCACACGCTCGTCAAGCGCGTGGGGCGGCATGTGATGTTGACCCTACGGGATGGGCGCCAGACGTTCCTGACGCCGGAAGAAGCGAAGGCGATCGGGGAAGCCCTGATCGCGGTGGCAGACGCGGACCCGCGTTCGTAGAGCCAGATGGCGATGAAGCGTAGAGCAAACGGCGAAGGCGACACGGACCACCAAGGCTATGTGTGGGTTTCCGTAGAAGGGGAACAGCGCCGCCAGCATGTCCTTGTTGCTGAAAAGGCGATGGGGCGTCTGTTGCCTGCGGGCGCCCAGGTGCACCACATCAACGGGAACAGAGCGGACAACCGGAACGAAAACCTTCTGGTGTGTCCCTCGGCGGCTTACCACAACGAGATCCACCGAAAGATGCGCGTTCGGTCCATGGGCGGCGATCCCTGGACCCAGCGTTGGTGCGGCAAATGCCAGCGCCTTCTGAGTGAGTCGATGTTCGCAAAGAAGTACGCGACGAGGTTTCGAAGCCCGTGTCGCGAGTGTGGATTGGCTTCGTCGAAGACGCGCTCGACAGCGTGGCGGCTGGCGAGGAAAACGCAAGCCCCGGCCGGCTTCTGAGACCGGACCGGGGCCAACCAGCCGCAGTGGAGGCGGCCAGACATGACCACCGTAGCACGAATGGGATTCGGCGAGTTTTTGGGGGCGTGCCGCGACGCGGCGCAGAAGGGTGCCAACGTGATCGACTTCCCGGCGCCGGAGCCTGACGAATCCTGGCTGACGCAGGAGCGCATCGAGGCGTATTACGTCGCGCTGTCCTTCATGCCGGCCATCGTGGACGCCTCGCCGCTGGCGCGGGATGCGGTCATCGACAAGATGCTGGCCGGCCTGCGGGCGGCGCGGAAGCTCGACGACGCGCTCGACGCGAAGGGCCGCGAGCAGTGCATCGCCCTGATGCGCTACGACGCTGAGCAGCGGGCCATTCGGATCGCGAAGGGGGGCTGGTGATGGCGATCGACACGCGCAACAAGGACGCGAGCTGGCGCACGCGCACCGACAGCAACCATTTCATGGTCCCCCAGTACTACCAGAGGGGTTCGCTGGCCGTGCTGATGGACATCCGCGACGAGCTGAAGCGCCTGAACAAGCTGCTGCACTGCTCCAACTTCGTGCAGATTCCGGCCACGCTGCGCGGCCTACGGCCCGACATCGCGAAGCTGAAGAAAGAGGCGAAGTGATGGCGACTCGCAGCGTCACGGGGCTTCCCGACAACGACTTCGATAACGACACCGTGAGCGGCAACGCGGGCCGGAGCACGGCCGCCGAGCCGGTGCGCGAACTGAGCTACGGCGAGACGTTCGCCGCGCTCAACGACGTGATGGCGCGACTCCGCGCCAAGTATCCCGACCAGTTCAAGACGCAGGCCGACGACCCGCAGGGGCTCGTCGCCAGACTGTGGGACCAGCGATGACTTCCGCACTCGTGACGGCGCCGCATACCGGCGGCGCGATGACGCCCGAACAGGTGGAGCTGATCAAGCGGACGATCGCGGTCGGTGCCACCAATGACGAACTAGCGCTATTCCTCGCGCAGTGCGCGCGGACCGGCCTTGACGCCTTCGCGCGGCAGATCTACTTCATCAAGCGCGGGGGCAAGGGCTCCGTGCAGGTGTCGATCGACGGCTTCCGCGTGGTGGCCGAGCGCACCGGCGAGCTGAACGGGCAGGATCTCGCGTGGTGCGGGGAGGATGGCGTCTGGCGGGATGTGTGGCTCTCTAAGGAGAACCCGGCCGCCGCGCGCGTCATCGTCTACCGGAAGGGCTGCGATCACGGCTTCCCCGGCGTGGCGCGGTGGAGCGAATACCAGGCCGGTGGTCCGATGTGGCAGAAGATGCCGGCCACGATGCTGGCGAAGTGCGCCGAGGCGCTGGCGCTTCGCAAGGCGTTCCCACATCAGCTCTCCGGGCTCTACACGCCCGACGAGATGGATCAGGCGAGCAGCGGGGCCAGCGCGAAGCCGGCGCCTGAGATCATCCGCCCGCTCGAGGAACTGCCGCAGGATGGCCAGTGCCGCATCGCGGAGATCCAGCGCGCCGAGACGAGCCGGGCGGGCATCTTCCGCTCGCAGATCACCTTCGTCGATGGGCGCGTGGCCTACACGATTCAGGAGTCGCTGCACACGCTGTGCGCGGAGCTGTGCCAGCACGGCGAGCCGGTGGCGCCCCGCATCACGGAGGGGAAGTACGGCCCGACGCTGCAGGAGATCGCCCGTGTGGGCGTCATCGAGGCCGAGACGGTCACGCCGGCCGGCGCTCCGGCCATCAACGCGGCCGACATTCCGTTCTGAGGTGCGTCATGGGTGCAGACATCGGCTATCAGATGAATCGGGAGGCGCTCCTGTTGGGCGCGGGCGGCATCGAGGCGTGCGACGCCTTCCGCATCGAGGCGGGCGGCTCTCGGCATCGGTGCGCGGACTGCGATGAGTCCATCGCCGCGCATATCGTCGTGGCGCTGCGGGCCAGACTGGCAGAGAACTGCGGATCGTGCGCGCACGGGAACGATCGTGATGCGGTCGTTCCGTCGCTGAACACGTGCTGCACCAAGCGGCTCGGGTTCTTCAACGGCAAGCCGATGCCGAAGACCGCCCGGTGTGAGTCTTGGGCGAAGGCGCCAGAGTGCCGCGAGTGCGAGGACACGGGCGCCATCGACGTGACGTTCAACAGCGACCCTACGCGCGACTTCCGCATGGCCTGCGACAAGTGCGATCGCGGCAAGGCGATGGCTGCGGCTGGGCTCGCGCGTGAGGCGGGGCGATGACGCGCGCCGAGCACTTCCGGGCCACGGTGGTGGATGCGGACCTGTCGGCGCGTCGTGCGCGGTTCGAGGCGCTGCTGGCGAAGGAGCGGCGGCGCATTGCCGAGGCGCAGCAGGCGCGGGCCGATGCTGAGATCGTCGCGGCGCGTGAGGCGCGGATCGTGGCCCAGCGGGCGATTGCCGGCGCGCGGGAGACGGTGTGATGCGGCCTTACTACGACGACGCGGGCGTGACCATTTACCACGGGGATTGCCGGGAGGTGCTGCCGACGCTCGGCCCCGTGGAGCACGTCATCACGGACCCGCCGTATTCGGAGCACGTCCACGCGAAGAGCCGCGCAGGCGCTCGCGTGCTCGCAGCCGACGGGCACGCGGCAAGTTTCTCGAGGGCCGCCGACTTTGGCTTTGAGGCCATGACGGAAGCGCTGCGCATCGAAGTTGCGCGCAACGTGCATCACCTCGTTAGGCGTTGGGTGTTGGTGTTTTCGGACGTGGAGTCCTCGCATTTGTGGCGTGATCGGTTGACGCAGACCGGGCTGGACTACTGCCGAACAGGCGCATGGGTGAAGGTCGGTGCAACGCCGCAGTTCACGGGCGACCGCCCTGCGGCTGGCTTCGAGGCCATCACCATCTGCCACCCGAAAGGCAAGAAGCGCTGGAACGGCGGCGGGTCTCACGCGGTGTGGTCCGTGCCGATCGTGCTCAACCGTGGAGGCAACGATCCGAGGCTACATACCACGCAGAAGCCGGAGGCGTTGATGCTGTCGTTGGTCAGCCTATTTAGCGACGACGGCGAGACGATTCTCGACCCGTTCATGGGCAGCGGCACAACGCTTGCGGCGGCGAAGCGGATCGGACGCCGGGCCATCGGTATCGAGCGGGATGAACGTTACTGCGAGGTTGCCGCGAAGCGTTTGGCGCAAGGCGTTCTCCCGATGGGTGCGAGCGCATGAGCATTCCAGCCCCGAAGGGCCAGACGGACGTGCCGGAGTTCTCAATGCGGCTGACCGAAGACGGCCGCGTGTCCTTCGTGCATCTCGCACAGGCGCGTGGCTACCTGCGGCGGCTGTTCCGCCAGTGCGGTGAGCATATCGTCGGCCAGTTCTACGAGTTCCAGGCGCAGCGCAGCGGGCGCCAGAATCGCGCCTATCACGCGCTCTGCAACGAGTGGCTGCTGCACAAGCCGGGGTGGCGGATCGGCGCGCTCAAGCTGTTCGGGCTCGGGGAAGTGTTCGGCTACCTCGAAGTGCCGCATCCGGTCACGGGTGAGGTGCTGCTCTTCCCGGCTGAGACGAGCACGGCGAAGCTCAGCGTGGGCAAGTTCTGCCAGTTGATCGAGTGGGTGCTGGAAGCGGCAGCCGAGCAGGATGGCGTCGTGCTCCAGAGTCCGGATGAGTACCGGCGCGCAAAAGAGGCCGCCGCGAAGAAGGCGGCACGCGCCGCCAGAAAAGAGGCCGCGTGAACGACGATGCCACCCGCTACCCGCTATCGTGGCCGACCGGCTGGAAGCGCACGCCGAGCTACCAGCGGCAGCGTGCGCGGTTCCAGTCCGGCGGCGCAGCTCTGACGGTCCACCGAGCGATCACGCGCCTGTCGGGTGAACTGGCCCGCCTTGGCGCCCGTGACGAGATCCTGTCGACGAACATGCAGACGCGGCTCGACGGCCTGCCGTATTCGGGCCAGAGCGAGCCCGCCGATCCCGGCGTGGCCGTCTACTTCACGCTGAAGGGGCAGGCGCGCTGTCTCGCCTGCGACGCGTGGACGCGCACGGCCGACAACATCGCGGCCATCGCGCAGCATATCGACGCGCTCCGGCGCATCGACCGCTACGGCGTGGGCACGCTCGATCAGGCGTTCGCCGGCTACGCGCCGCGCCTGCAAGCCGCACCGTCCGAGTGGTGGATCGTCTTCGGCATCTCGCGCAGTTCGACCCGCGCGGCGGTCGAAGAGGCGTTCACGCGGCTGGCGAAGACGGCGCACCCGGACGCGGGCGGCAGCCACGACGCGATGGCGCGACTGACCGAGGCAAAGACCGCCGCGCTGCGTGAGGTGGCGGCGTCATGAGCCATCTGCACAGCAGCGCCCTCCCGCGCTACGCGCCGATCCCGAAGACGGTCAACGGCCGCACGCGCGCCGAAGAGAAGCACGTCCGCGACAACGCCAAGGATGCCGAAGAGGCGCGCTGCTACGCCCTGGTAGACGCCCGCGACGAATTGCGGGACCGGGTGACGGGCAAGCTCCTGTCGAAGCGTGGCGGGCTCACCACGCGGGTGGAGCGGCACCACATGAAGGGTCGCGGGGCCGGGGGCAAGCACGAGACGAGCAACGTGGTCACGGTGAGTCCTGAGACGCACGCGGAGATCGAAGTGAAGGGCACGCTGCGCCTGAGCGGTGATGCGGACGCGCGCGACGATCGCGGGCGGCTGTGTGGCGTGAAAGTCGAGCGGCTACAGAACGACGTCTGGCGCGTCGTGGGGTGGGTGTGAGAGGGCTTGACATTCGCCAGGACGTAGAATCTACTACGTGGGCGAACAATCATCGACGGGATAGGGTAGCCCCCGAACGGACGACTTCTCACCGTCCTTCCCGTCGATTCTCATGTGAGAGCCGCTAGAGAGGCGGATATGCCGAACACGCTGCCGGGCGTTGGCCCGGTTCTTCCGCGTAATCCCGTCGACCGGGGCAAGCTGCTGCTGGCCCGCACGCGCGAGCTGATCGAACTGCGCGGCAAGGTGCGCCAGGTCGAGCACGAGTGCAAGGCGATCATCGACTCGCTCTGCGAAGGGCAGGCGTAGCGATGGCGCAGCCCCCGTCCTTCCCGTTCTACGCTGGCGACTGGATCGCCGGCACGGCGACCCTCAGCCTTGAGGCGAAGGGGGCGTATATCGACCTGCTGGCGCATCAGTGGAACAGCCATGAAGGTGTGCCAGGCGCCGATCCGGTGGCACTGTCTCGCATCATTCGGGCGTCAAAAGCGGACGCGAAACGCGTGTGGGCGGAACTGTCGGGCAAGTTCGTTTTGCAGCCGGACGGGACGTATCGGAACGCGCGCGTTGAGCGTGAGCGCGAAGCCAAGGCGCGTTATCACGAGGCAAAACGCAGGAACGGCGAGAAGGGCGGGCGTCCTCGGTCAACCGAACAACCGACCGAAGGAAGAACCGACAGGGTAACCGAGACGAAACCTACCGGTTATCCCCCATCACCATCTCCATCTCCATCTGTTCCTACGGAACAGAGAGACGCGCGCGCTGATGCGCCGACGCGCACAGAGCGGGCATCGAGGCCAAATCCCTACGCCCACGCTCAGGTCAAGGCCCCGAACGGGCGCGTGTTCTGGGAGGGGCCGATCTTCGACATCCCGGATGGGTGGGCCGTGAAGGCGCTCAAGGCCAGCAACGGCAAGGCGGTTGGGTCGGACGTGGTGAAGTTCGCGCAGGCGCTCACGGCGAAGCTCGAACGCGACGGCGCGGAGGCTCCGGCGCAGGGGTTCCTGGCGTGGCTCGATGCGGAGTGGGCGGCGTATCGGCAGCCGGCCGTGCGTGACGGCTACCGGCCGGCGTCGGAGTTCATCGAGGAGCAGAAGCGCGTGGCGGCCGAGGTCGCGGCCGAGGAAGCTGCGGCGAAGGCGAACGGCACGTATCGGTCGCTGGCGCAGATCATGGCGGACGCGCGGGCGGCTCGCGCGGCCGAGCGGAAGGCGGCGACGCATGGCTGAGCGCGTCTCGCCGCACGACCTGACGGCCGAACGCGCGGTCATCGGCGCCGTGCTGCTCGAGCCGGAGATGTTCGACGTGGCCGAGGGCTGCGGGCTCAAGGCGCGGATGTTCTTCCGGCCGGCCCACGCGCGGCTGTGGGAGGCGATCACGCGGGTCCGTGGGTCCGGAGTCATCCCCGACGCCGTGACGCTCAGGAGCGACCTGGAGACGGCCGGGCAGCTCGACGAGGTGGGCGGGATGCTCTACATCGCCGGCCTGACGGACGGCGTGCCACGGTCCAGCAACGTCGAGGGCTACGCGCGGATCGTCTGCGAGAAGGCGCAGCTGAGGGATCTCATCGCGCAGGCGAACCGGACCATCGAGGAGGCGTACGACGGGTCGGACGTCGAGGAAGTCATCGACCGGGCCGAGGAACGACTGATGTCGGTGGGCCGGGACGCGGCGCGCGGGGACTTCCTGTTGGCGTCGGACTGGATGTCCGAGATGTATCGCGCGGTCGAGAAAGCGAACCACGAGAAGCGCGGCGTGACGGGCGTGCCGTGCGGGCTGGCGTCGATCGACAACCTGACGCGGGGCTGGCAGCCGAGCGACCTGATCGTGATTGCTGGCCGGCCGAGCGACGGCAAGACGGCGCTGATGATGCAGTTCGCGCTGGAAGCCTCGCGGCACACGTTCGCGGCGGTCTGCTCGCTCGAGATGTCGCGGCTGTCGGTGGGGTTCCGGGCGGTGGCGCTGGAGGCGCGCGTCGATGCGTTCAAGCTGATGACCGGGCAGCTCGTGGCGCACGAGATGGGGCGCGTGGGCGATGCCCTGAGCCGTCTCGGGGAGCGCCGGCTGGCGATTGACGACGCGGGGGGGCAGTCGGTGTCAGGGCTGTGCGCGAAGGTGCGCCGGCTGTCGGCCAGGTATGGCTCGGGGATCGTGTTCGTGGACTACCTGCAGCTTCTGCACGGGAACGGCGCCGAGAACCGCACGCAGGAGATCACGCAGATTTCCGGGCGGCTCAAGGCGCTGGCGAAAGAGCTGAGCGTGCCGCTGGTCGTGCTGTCGCAGCTCACGCGCGACAACGCGAAGGGCGGGCCGGCGTCTCGGCCGCAGTTGCATCACCTCCGCGATGGCGGGTCCATCGAGCAGGACGCGGACGTGGTGCTGCTCATCCATCGGCCGAACAAGGCGACGGACTCGGGGCGGTTCCAGCACGGGGAGATCGTCGAGATCATTCTGGCGAAGCAGCGGAACGGCCCGGCCAATCGCACGCTCGAAATGCAGTGGGACGGCCCGACGATGCGGTTTACCGATCTCGACCGTGAAGCCTCTGCGCCGAGACAGGAGCGGCTGGCATGACCGCGCACACCCTCGCCGCGCAGCTGCTCTCCCGGCCCGACGTGCCGGTCACCGTGGCCGGGCATGGCGCGCTCCACGCGGTCACGCGCGCCGCCAATGAAGACGGCCAGCCCGTGGTGGTGCTCTACGTGGTGGCGCCGGAGCCGCCAGAGTTCGTGCTGACGCCGGAGGCAGCGACACGATGACCCAACTCTCGATGACCTACCCCTCGGCCGTCGTCTCCCGTCGCTCGGGCCTGCGTCGTGCGCGTCAGACCGGGGCGACGCTGCGGGACCTCTACCTGGCGCTGCTGGAGGCGCACCCGCAGGGCTTGACGGACCACGAGGCCGCGGCGCTGCTCGGGGTGCTCTCGACGACGGCGGGCGCGCGTCGTGGCGAGCTCATGGCGGCACGTCCGGGGCTGATCGAAGCGTGCGGGCGGGTGGCGCAGCCGCACATGGTGAGCCGCACGGTGTGGAGATTGGCGCGATGACCGGGAGAGTGCGCACGCAGCGGGAAGTCTTCATGCTCGGCCGTGGCCACTTCTGGGGTGGCGAGTGGCACTACACGGGTTGGGATGAGCCGTTCGCCACGCTCGACGCGGCGCAAGCGAGCATCCCCGGCGCGGTGTGGCTGAAAGACCCGGAGCGCCGCGTCTGGCGCACGGACCAGCAGGACATCATCAAGCGCCTGCCGTTGTCGCATGTGCCGCGCGTGTCGAAGCGCCGGCAGCGTGACGCCGAGAAGGAAGGCGCATGAGGCCGGTCTACGCGGCGCGTCGGGTCGATACCGCCTCGAAGCTGCTGGTGAAGGCGGCTCGGCAGCTTGGCGTGGACGTGGAGCCCTCTGGCGGCGCCGTGGACGCGTTCCTGTGGCTCGGCTCGGTCGTGCGGCTGGTGGATTGGAAGAGCCCCGGCAAGGCCGACCTGACGCCCTCACAGGCGAAGCTGATCGCCCGTGGCTGCCCGCTGCACTTCGTGTCCACGGTGGAGCAGTTGCAGGCGCTCATCGCGGGGATGAAGCGTGAGGCTGGGCGATGACGCGCTGCGCGTGTGGGCGCCCGGTGCTGCAAGCCCGGTATCCCCGGTGTGCGGTGTGTCGGCGGCTGGCGCGGGCGGCTCGACAGACACCCGGCGGGCGGTTCGTGCGCTGGCTGCGCGTGTGGCGCGTGCGGCGCGGGATGGCAGCGGCAGCATAGAGGGGGGCGACATGGCGACGACACACGAGGACCGGCTGCGGGAAGCAGCGGCGGATGGGGCGGACCGTTACTCACCGCCGCCGATTGTGACGGAATCGCTTGCCGCCGCCTGTCTGGCCGGGGCCGAGGCGCTGCGCCTGCTGCGGGAGTATCAGGAGACTACGGCGTTGGTCCGTGCGCTCAACGAGGACGGTGGCGGCTCAAGCCCGGAAGTGTTCGGGGCCGCGTGCGACCGATGCGATGCGGCCAAGGCCGCCCTGCTCGCCACGGAGGTGACGCGATGACGCGAGACGAAGCCATCGAATCATGGAACCGCGTGAGCGCGGATGAGTCGTGGACGAATCCGCACGCGCACATCGAAAACCTGATCGCCGCAGGGGATCGGCTGCTCGCCGCCCTCTCCAGCCTCTCCCGCACACTGGCCGAGCGAGACGCGGAGATCGCTGACCGAGACGAGCGGCTAGCGGAACGTGACCGCGCCTGTATGCAGAACCTGATCGTGGCGGTGGGTCACGCTGAGCGCGCCAATCAGGCCGAGCGCGAACGCGACGAGGCCCGCGCCGCCCTAGCAGAACGCAACGCATGGCTGGCTGAATGCTACAAACTGACCGGCGCAGACCCGGACGGCAACGAGGACTGGCGGCTGGCCCCGCGTGCCGTGGCGGAAGTGAAACGGCTTCGGGAGGAACACGACGCCGATAGCGCCGCTCTCGCCGCTTACGAGAAGGCCCACGCGAAGGCGCGGCCGTAATTCGTCGGCGCGTATGGTATACGTTCTGTCGTAGAATGTCCCGAGCGCCCCGCATGAGCCAATCCGGTGCCTATCCTGACGGCCACGCCTGTCGGCCAGCCTTCCCGCGGCTGGTGGCCTAGCCATGCCACGACACGCACCACGCGGTGCCATCAAGGGCAAGCCTGACCCTTTGGACCTGTCGGACCACATGGATGAGCGAATCCGCTGCACTGCGCGGAGCAAGCGGAGCGGCAAGCAGTGTGGACGCGCGCCGATTCCTGGCGGGACGGTCTGCTATATGCATGGCGGCGCGGCGCCGCAGGTCCAGGCCAAGGCGCGCGATCGGCTGATGGCGCTGCAGTTCCCGGCGATCGCCACGCTTGAGTTCCTGATGAAGAAGCGCGCGGAGTTCCCGTCCACGGCGTATGCCGCAGCCAAGGATGTGCTCGATCGGACCGAGGGGAAGCCGAAAGAGTCAATCGATATGAACGTGACCGGCGAGATTGCCTTGGTGCCGGAGCGCCTACAGGCGGCGCGCAAGCGTCTCGCGGAACGCGATCCGCAGAATCGTTAGCGATCTCATGCCGGCCGCTGACCAGATCAACGCCGATCTCGCGGATTTCGTGGCGCAGTTCTACGATGACCCGCTCGGGTTTGTCCTGGCGGCCTACCCGTGGCAGGAGCCGGGACCGCTCGCGGACTTCGACGGCCCAGACCAGTGGCAGCGCGAGTTCCTGGCGTGGCTCGGTGCGGAGATCCGGGCGCGCAAGTTCGACGGGCAGCACGCGGTGGAGCCCATCCGGGCGGCCGTCTCGAGTGGCCACGGCATCGGCAAGTCCACGCTGCAGGCGTGGCTGGTGGACTGGATCACGGCCACGCGGCCCTACTGCCGCGGCACGGTGACGGCGAACACGTCGACGCAGCTCGACACGAAGACGTGGGCGGCCATCATCTACTGGAAGAAACTGTCGATTACGGCGCACTGGTACGAGATCAACACGCAACGGCTCTATTTCAAGGGGCATCGGGCCGATTGGTTCGTGGCGCCGCAGTCGTGTAAAGAGGAAAACTCGGAGGCGTTCGCCGGCCAGCACGCGGCCAATTCCACGTCGTTCTACATCTTCGATGAGGACTCGGCCGTCCCGGACAAGATCCACGAGGTGGCCCAAGGCGGCCTGACGGACGGCGAACCCATGTGGTTCCTGTTCGGGAATCCCACGCGGTCGCAGGGCGCGTTCCACCGGGCGTGTTTCGGGTCGGATCGTCATCGCTGGAAGGTCTGGACGATCGACAGCCGGGACAGCCGCTTCACGAACAAGGCGCAGATCGCGGAGTGGATTCAGGACTACGGGGAAGACTCAGATTTCGTGCGGGTGCGCGTGCGGGGGCTGCCGCCGCGCGCCTCGGATCTGCAATTCATCGGGCAGCAGCTCGTGAGTGACGCGCAGACCCGGAATGTCTCGCCGCTCCCGGATGAGCCGCTGATCGCGGGGCTGGACCTGGCGCGTGGGGGGTCGGATGAGTGCGTGATCCGGTTCCGGCGTGGGCCGGACGCCCGAAGCATCCCGCCGATCCGCATCCCCGGCGAGAAAGCTCGGGATTCCATGCATCTGGTGACGATCACGGCGGACGTGCTGGCCAAGAACTACGGCGGCCAGATGGTCCGCACGCTGTTCGTCGATGCCACGGGCGGGAGCATCGGGGGGCCGGTGGCGGATCGGCTGCGGCAGCTCGGGCACCGAAACGTTATCGATGTCCAGTTCGGCGGGGAATCCCCGGCGCCGCGGCTGGCCAATATGCGGGCGTTCATGTGGTCGCGAATGCGGGACTGGCTGAGCACGGGCGCGATCGATGCCAGCCCGGATCTCGAGATCGACCTGACCGGGCCCGGGTATCACCACGACAAGGGCGATCGGCTGGTGCTCGAGTCGAAGGAAAGCATGAAGAAGCGCGGGCTGGATTCGCCGGACGACGGGGACGCGCTGGCGCTCACCTTCGCGCAGACGGTGGCCGCGGCAGCCCCGGCGCCGATGCCGTACCGGCCCACGTCGGCTTGGGGGTAGGACTTGCGGCGGCGCTACGTGTAAGCGCAGAATAGACGCCACGTCGAATGGAGGGCTGAGGGTATGGCAAAGAAGACACCCGCACCGAAGAAGCCGGCGAAGGCCGCGACGCCCGAGACGGAAAGCCACGTGTACAACTTCCGGACCCGCAACAACCTGAAGCGCGGCGGCGGGAAGGCCACGGCGTGCTGATGTTCCGACGCCTGACGAACGCGGCGCCTGCGCTGAGTCTGCGGCATACGCGGGCCGGTGTCTTGGTCCACGAGAAGGTGATCCGGGACGGCGTGATCCCGGCGCTGAAGGAAGCGGAAGCCCAGGTAGGCGCGATCGATGTCCGCGTGTCGGCGCTCGAGGCCGTGCGCGCGCGTGGATTCTGGGGCCGGCTGCGCTGGCTCCTGACGGGACGGTAACGCATGGCGACCACGACACGCGCGACGCGCACGCCTGAGCAGACCACGGCGCTCCTCAAGGAGATTCGGGACCGCTACGACGCCGGCATGGAGGCGTGGCGCACGGTCCGGGACGAGGCCAAGACCGATATGCGGTACGTGGCCGGCGATCCGTGGGAACCGAAGGACCGCGAAGCGCGCAAGGCGGCGGGCCGGCCGTGCCTGAGTCTCGATGAGCTCGGGCAGTACTTCAACCAGGTGATCAACGACGTGCGCGCCAATCCGCGCGCGGTGAAGTTTTCGCCCACGGGGAACGGCGCGAACGATAAGACGGCCGAGTTCTATTCGGACAAGATGCGTGAGATCGAGTACCGCTCGCACGCTCAGATCGCGTATACGACGGCGTTCGAGAATGCCGTGCATCGGTCGTACGGCTGGCTGCGGCTGGCGACGGAGTATCGCTCCCCGCGGGCGATGACGCAGGAGATTGTGATCCGGGACATCCCGAACCCGGACATGGTGATCCCGGACCCCGAGTCCACGCGGCCGGACTCGTCGGACATGCGCTGGCTGTTTCATTTCGAGCGGTGGAAACAGTCGGAGTTCTCGCGCCGGTTCCCGAAGGCGGCGATCCAATCGTTCGAGGACTACCGGGGGCAGGCGCCGGCGTGGATCTCGGACTCCACGATCGTGGTGGCCGAGTATTGGCGCGTCGAGAGTGAGCGCAAGCGGCTGCTGCTGCTCGAGGACGGCTCGACCGTGTTCGAGGACGAGCGCGCGGAGACGCAGGGGACCGGGATTCGTCGGCTGGCCGTGGCCATCGGTCTGGCCGCGCAGGCGCCGGCGGCGCCGGCGGTGGTGGACGCGCGCGAGGTGGACGTGCCGCGGGTCCGCATGTACCTGACGAACGGGCTTGAAATCCTCGAGGAACACGATTGGGCGGGCAAGGCGATCCCGTTCGTGTCGTGCTACGGCAAGATCCTGTACGTCGATTCCGGGAAGGGCGCCGAGCGCACGATCATGAGCATGACGCGCCTGGCGCGCGATCCGTACATGCTCTACTGCTACTACCGGACCGGCCAGAGCGAGCTGGTGGGCATGACGCCGAAGTTCCCGTACTTCGTGTACGAGGGGCAGTTGGATCCGACCGAGCTGGTGAATCTGCAGAAGTCACTGCATGAGCCGGTGGCGGTCATTCGGGTGCGGCCGTACGTGGAAGGGATGCCGCCGGGCACGCCGCTCCCGCCGCCGTCGCGTCAGCCGTATGAGCCTCCGATCGCGGCGCTTGAGATGGGCGCCGAGGCCGCGCGCCGGGCGATCCAGGCCGCGATGGGGATCTCACCGCTGCCGACCTCGGCGCAGCGTCGGAACGAGAAGTCCGGGATCGCGCTGCAGCAGATTGAAGAAAGCCAGCAGCGCGGGACGTTCCACTTTGTCGATCATTACGACGACATGATCCGGCGCGTGGGTGAGCTGACCGAGGATCTGATCGACAAGGTGTACGACACGCCGCAGGACGTGGGCATTCGGGACAAGAACGAGCAGGCCAAGATCGTGCGGATCAACGATCCCGCCGATCCTGAGAGTGTCTCGACGAAGGGCGATCATCTGGTCACGATCTCGACCGGGCCGAGCTTTGAATCGGAGCGGACGGCGGGCATGGCGTTTGCCGATTCGATCGTGCAGAACCTTCCGAACATCGCGGCGATTTCTGGGCCGCAGGCGGCGGCCTCGATTCTGGCCAAGGCGATCAAGCTGCAGAACATCGGCACGGTCGGCGATGACATCGCGGACATCATCCGGCCGCAGCCGATCCAGAACCCGGACGGCACGCCGCCCACGCCGGAACAGCTGCAGCAAGCCCTGGCGCAAGCGATGGGGCAGCTCGACGAGGCCAAGAAGCAGATCGGCGAGATGGGGAAGGCGCTCGAGACGGACGAGATCAAGGCGCAGCGGGATCTGCAGATCGAACAGGCGCGCCAGGCGGCCGAGACGGAGCGGGCCCGGGTCCGGGCCGAGGCCGAGATGGCGCGCACGGCCGAGGACAACGCAGCCAAGCTGCAGCTCGAGCGCATGAAGATCGTGTCCACGCTGCTCCAGACGCAGGCCAAGCTGGACATGCAGAAGGCCGAGCTGCAGGTCGATGCGGCACTGCGGCAGCTCGATACGAGCGTGGCGGTGGCCGGCGCGGACGCGGATCGCGAGTTCCAGCGTGCGCAGGGCGCCGAAGGCCGGAGCTTCGAAGCCGAGCAGGCCGAGCGCGCACGGCAGGCCGAGGCCGAGCGGCCGGAGGCGGGCGCGTGACGGCGGCGCAGTTGTTTGACGCGCTGACGCGATCCGGAAAGCCGGTGACGCCGGCGCGGCTGGCCAAAGCGCGCGCGCGGGCCGACAGTCCGGAAGTCTGGGCCGAGGTGCAGGCGCGCCTGGCGGCCCATGTGAGCGACACCAAGGAGCCACGAGCCAATGACCAGCCCTGAAGCCACGAGTGAGACGCCCGCCGTTGATGTGCTGAGCGGGGGCGATGCGCCCAGTATCGATCTCGGCTCCCTGTCGGATGCGCAGCTGGATAGCTGGCGCTTGACGGGCGAGTTGCCGGCGGCTACACTGCCGGTGTCGACGACGGAGGGATCGACGCCTCCCGAGCCTGCCGCGCAGGCCGCATCAACGGATGCGAGTGCACCGCCCGTCTCGGAAACGGGCACGCCGGCGAGACCGAACGCCGAGACGCGCAAGGCAGCTCTCAAGGCCGAGATCGACACGCTGCTCCAGGAACGGGCCCGGTTGCGGGGCGAGCTGGACGGCATCCGATCCGGGACCGAACGACGCGCACCAGACGCTCAACCTGCGGCCTCGTCGCCCGCTCCGCGCCCGACGGCTCCTGTTGCCGGGTTCCCCACGCTGGACGAGTTCTACGCCCAGCCCGAGAACGCCGGGAAGACCTACGAGGACTACACCCGCGCCCTCATCGTTCATACCCTCGAAGGTGAGCGGCAGCACGCACTGGCCCAGCAGCAGATCGCGGCCAAGGTCCAGGGCTTTTCGTCGCAGATCGAGAAAGTGATCGCCGAGGATCCGGCGTTCCTCACGTCGTTGGCGCCCGCGGTGCGTGATCTGGTCCCGGAGACCATGTTGACGCCCGGCGCGCCTGTCTACGCGGGGAACGTGGTGGCCCAGGTGGTGATGGACTCGGACGCGGCGCCGCTGTTGCTCAAGCATCTGTCGGATCATCCGGCGGTGCTCGATTCGATTCTGTCGCTGCCGTCGCGTGATGCGGTGGTGCGGCAGCTCGGACGCCTCGAAGGTGAGCTGACCGCCACGGTGCGGTCGCCCTCATCGGCGCCTGTCAGGTCTGTCGTATCGCAGGCGCCGCCGCCCGCGACGACGCTCGGCAGTCGTCCAGCCGGTCCCTCTGATTCGCTCGAGGCGGCGTTGGCGCGTGGGGACGCGGAGTCCTACATACGCGAAGCCAACGCCCGCGATGTGGCGAGGCGGAAGGCCGGCGGTTAGGCTCCCCGAGCGGGGTCGCTCCCGCGTGCGTCGTGCGAATGTGAAGGGGGGCCGTGATGGCTTCCAATTCCTTTCAGTACGTCGATTGGCTCTCGATGGAGAGTCTGCGTCTTCTGACGAACAAGCTCCAGGTCGCGCAGTTCTTCAACACGGACTACAACAAGGAGTTCACGAAGGAGTTCGCCGTTGGCGAAACGGTCCGCGTGAACTACCCGCAGCGGTTCCTGATCCGTGATGGCCTCGGCTACAACCCGCAGGCGATCAACCGGATCCCGACCACGGTGACGGTCGATCAGATCTTCGGCGTGGACTTCGAATGGGACTCGGCCGAACAGGCGCTGCAGCTCGAGCGAGGCCGCGACAAGATCGCCAAGGAGTACCTCGAACCGGCGATGGCGCAGATCGCCCAGGAAATCGATTCCCGGGCGGCGCTCTACGCCAAGAACAACGTGTCGAACGTCGTCGGCGTGCTCGGCACGGATCCCACGTCGTTCGCGACCATGAATCAGGCGCGCCAGAAGATGGTGGAGCTGGCGGGCTGGACCGGAGCCAAGCGCGGCATGATCATCCCGCCGTCGGTCAACACGTCGCTCGTGAGCGCGGCGGTGCAGTACTTCAACCCGACCGACGAGATCAGCCGGCAGTACAAGGAAGGCTCGATCGGCACCAACAGCGGCTTCGACTGGTACGAATCGATGTCGCTCTACGAGCACACGGCGGGCACGTGGGCGGGCACGGTCGAGTGCACGGCGGCGGTGGCGTCCGGTGCGTCGTCTCTGGTGCTGACGTGCACCAACGGCGACGTGTTCAACAAGGGCGACGTGGTGTCGATCGCGGGTGTGAACGCGGTCAACCCGATGACGCGGCGCTCGACGGGCTCCGCGAAAACGTTCGTGATCACCTCGGCGAGCCAGACGATCAGCGGCACGTCGGCCACGGTGAGCATCTACCCGACGATCTACGGGCCGGGCTCGCAGTACCAGAACGTGGACGCCCTGCCGGCGGCCGGCGCCGATCTGACGCTGTTCCCGGGCACGGCCAGCCCGAACGGCAAGACGGGGTTCAACGGTCTGGCGATCAACCGGGACGCGCTGGCGCTGGTCGGCGTGAAGCTCGAAGTGCCGAAGGCGTGCGAGATGGCCTCGCAGTCGCGGGATCCGAAGACGGGGATCTCGGTGCGGTTCGTGCGGATGTTCGATCCGCAGCAGTCGAAGATGGTCAACCGGTTCGACGTCCTGATGGGCTTCGGCCAGCTCTACGCCGATCAGTGCGCCGTGCGCGTGCTGTGCGGCTAGTCAGGGAGGACGCAGCATCATGGCAATTCGACAGACCACGGTTTCACAGACCTACCCGCGTTTCCAGTCACTCGTGTTCCCCACGGTGACGCCGACGCTGGCCACGCTCACCACGGCCGGCGGCGCCCGCACGATCACGCCGGCCGAGCTGCTCGGCGGCCTGCTCCTGCTCAACGTGGACGACGCGCAGACGGCCACGCTGCCGACGGCGGATCTGCTCTACGCCGCCTTGGCATCGCTGGGTGTCGGCGTCGGGACGGCGTTCGACTTCGACGTGATCAACACGGGCGATACCACGCTGACGGTGGCGGTGGGCACGGGTGGCACGGCGGCCACGGGCTCCAACTCCAAGAGTTCGGTGCTCACGGTCGTGGCGAACGCCTCGAAGCGGTTCACGCTGATCTTCACGTCGGTGCAGGCCGCGGACGGCTCGGGCAGCAACGCCTACCGGCTGATCGGTCACGGTTCGATCGCGGCGGCGGTGGCCTAGTCGCGCTCGAGACGGGGGCGGCTCGGGGCTCGTGGCTCCGGGCGTCGGGTCCGCCTCCGTTCCTTTTCACTGGAGCCAGCTCTATGGACTTTCCGAGGATGCTCTACCGGGTCGGCGCGGAGGGGATGGCGTATCTGCGCGTGGCCAATGAGTCGGATCTGACGGAGGCGCTGGCCGGCGGGTGGCATCGGCGCCGGGTGGATGCGGAAGCGGCGGTCGCGCCGGCGGCGCCCGAGGCCGCGGCGGACGTGGCCGAGGCTGACGCTGACGCGCCGGCCGAGGAACCGAAGCGCCGCGGGCGCCCGCGCAAGGTGGCCGAGTAGCGCATGGCCACGATCGCCGACATCTGCCGGGACGCGGCCGAAGAAATCGGCGTCGTCGCGGCCGGCGAGACGCTGCACCCGAATGACGCGGCGGCGCTGCTCCGGCGTCTGAATCGCATTCTCGATCTGTGGAATGCGATCCAGCCGGCGTCGGTGGCGCAGCAGTTCGTGACGTACACGCTGGTGCCGAGTACGTCGCCGACCACGATCGGGCCGTCTGGCGCGACGTGGGCGCTGAACGTGCGCCCGGTGTCCATCGAAAGCGCCCAGCTCGTGATTGCCGGCACGCCGAACAGCTACCAGCCGATCACGTTGCGCGATGCGCAGTGGTGGGCCGCGCAGCAGGTGCCGGCGCTGACGGACGGGTATCCGACCGATCTGTACTATGAACCCGCGTGGCCGAATGGCCGTCTCTACTTCTGGCCGGTGCCGAGCGCGGCACGAGATGTCCAGCTGCAGATCCGGCGCGTGATCGCCCAGGTGGCGCTCACCGACACGTTCGACATGGCGCCGGGGTATCAGGAGGCGCTGACGCTGACGCTGGCCGAGAAGGCCGCGGCGCTGTTCCTCAAGCCGGTGCCGGAGGGGCTGTCCCGTGAGGCGTCGTTGGCGCGGGCGCAGATCTTCGCCAACAACGTGGTCACGCCGAAACTGATCACGCGCGATGCCGGGATGCCGGCCCAGGGCGAGTCGGCGACCTTCCCCACGTTCAACTATCTGATCGGGAGCTGATCGGGTGGCCGTGCTCGCCAATTTCGTCGGCGGATCGAACCGAGTCCGCTCGAAGAATGTCAACGACGAGCAGACGATCAACTTCTATCCGGAGGTGCCGCCGGGCTCGGCGAAGGTGCCGGGCTGGTTGGTCCCGACGCCGGGGCTCGAGCCGTTCGTGGTGCTCGACAACGCGCCGATCCGCGCCTTGTTCTCGCAGGATGGGCGGACGTTCGCGGTGTCTGGGACGAGCTTCTATGAGATCTTCCGGAATCGGACCGTGGCGCTGCGGGGCTCGACCACGCTCGACGGCCGGCCGGCGACGATCTCCAGCAACGGCACGAACGGCAACCAGCTGTTTATCACGTCCGGCGGGGTCGGCTACATCTACGACCTGACCACGAACGTGATCGCCCCGATCACGGATCCGGACTTCCCGAGTCCGGTGGAAATGGGGTGGTTCTCGGACGGCTACTTTGGGGCGCTCAAGCGGGGCACGAACCAGTTTCAGACCTCGGCGCTGTTCGACGGGACGGACTGGGACGCGCTGGACGTGTACCAGATCTCGACGACGAGTGATCTGGTGGTGGCGCAGGTACCGTTGCGGCGGGAGATCTACACGTTCGGGTCGCTCTATACGAGCGTGTGGCAGAACGTGGGCGCCTCGACGATCTATCAGCCGATCGCCGGCGTGTCCATTGAGCAGGGCGCCGGGGCGCCGTACGCCGCGGTGCCGCTGGACAATACGATCTACTTCCTGAGCCAGAACACGAACGGCACGCGGATGATCTTCCGGTTCAACGGCTACACGCCGGAACGGGTGAGCAATCACGCGGTCGAGTTCGCGCTGAACCAGTGCCCGCGTGTGTCGGATGCGATCGCGTGGACGTATCAGGACGAGGGGCACACCTTCTATGTGCTCTACCTGCCGGCGCCGCCGGTCGCGGGCTCGGGGGTGGACCATACGACGTGGTGCTATGACGTGGCGACGGGCCAGTGGCATGAGCGGGCGCACTGGTCGCCCGTGTCGATGGCGTGGTTCCCGCATGTGGGCCGGTGCCACTGCGCGGCGTGGGGGCTGCATCTGGTGGGCGCGCGCAATTCCGGCGCGATCTATCGCATGAGTCTGGATCTGGCCACGGAAACGCTGGTGATCTGATGCCTGCGCCGACGAATCTCACCGCGGCGACGGCGCTCGGCATCGATACGCTGCCGTACAGTCTGTCGCTCGACGTGTCCGGGGCGGTGGCGCCGGACTATGACGTGTGGTGGTCGTTCGCGTCGGCGGTTGATGGCGTCGTGGGCTTCAAGGCCGCCGCGGCGTCTGGCGCGGTGACGTACGCGCCTGAGACCACGCTGTGGTATGGCGCGCCGTCGAGTCTCACACAGGTGACGACGATCGGATCCGGGTCCGTGTCGGCGATTGATCGGCCGATCTACTTCCCGGTGCTGGCCGGCGTCACGTACTACCTGCGGATCCGTAACTCGCTGGGGTCGGCGCCGGATGTGCTGCTCGAGGTGTCCGCGGCGGCGGCGCCGAATGGGGCGGTGGCGCCGGGGTCGCTGCTGATTTCGACGGTCGATGGCGATATGCCGATCATTGCGCTGGATGCCGCGACGGGGGCCGTGTTGGGCTTCCCGGTGGTGGCGTTCCCGCCGGGCGGCGACTTCGCGGACATCCTGCCGTCGTCGGGGCGCTCGATCTGGCCGTTCGGGTCCAACGTGTTCCGGATCTACGATAGCGCCTTCGCGCTCGTGGCCGAGGTGTCGGGCTTCTCGGGCTTCGGGCCCGGGCAGGCGAAGCCGATCAGCACGAACCGAGACGCTACGTTCTATGTCTGCGCGGGTGGCTCGGGCGCCACGATGGCCAAGGTGCAGACGGTGAGTAACGCCGGCGTGATCGGCGGGACGACGTGGACGCTGGGCCATGCGAGCGTGATCAGCATCGCGCCGAGTCTCGACGAGGCCACGCTGTACTACACGGTGGAGCTCACGAACGCGGTCTATGCGTGGAATCTGGGGACGAATGCGGCGCTGCCGACGTTTGCGACGCACAGCGGATCGAACTGGCGCGCGGTCCAGGTAATCGTGCTCGCCGACACGTCGGTCTTGGTGCTCTGGGCGCAGTTCGCTTCCCCGTTCGAGGTGGAAGTCATTCGCTACAACGCGGCCGGCGTGGTCCAGAATACTTTCACGTTTGGGGCGACGACGCCGAAGCTGATCGCCCACGGCCCGGATGATCCCACGTCGTTCTGGATCTGGACCGTGGACAACTGGACGGCCACGTTTGAACGGGTGCGCGTGAGCGATGGCGTGGCGCTGGCGTCGTTCACGACGGCGCTGCAGTCCGGCCAGGTCTACGCCCGGGCGGACTATGCGACCACGGCGGTGGCGGATGCGTTCGTGCCGTCGTCCACGTGTCCGTTCCTGCTGTGGTACGCCGCGCAGTCGCCGTTGCCGCCGATCTTCCCGCTGCCGCCTCCCGGGCCGTCGCCCTCGGGCTATACGACGGAGACACTGATTCCGCGGCGGTTGCGGCGGGCGCCGCATCTCTCGCTCGAGCAACGGACGCGGTTCTATGGCACCGTCCAGGTCGATCTGGAGTGCGGCCGGGCCCTGGCGACGGGGCAGGGGCGCGATCCGCAGATCATGCTGCGCTGGTCGGATGACGGCGGCCATACGTGGTCGAACGAGCATTGGCGATCGGCCGGTCGGATGGGGCAGTACGCGCATCGGGCGCTGTGGCAGCGCGGCGGGCGCTCGCGGGATCGGATCTTCGAAGTGGTGGTGTCGGATGGTGTGCCTTGGAACCTCCTTCAAATGATCATGGACGTCGAGGAGGGCTTGGGATGACGCGGCTTGCGCGGCGGCGGGCCTGCGGGTCTGAGACCGACCCGAATGGCGTGCAAGACGTTCTCTCGTGGAGTCACGTACTCCAAATTCGAGAGTCGTGCGTCTTCCTTGTCGCCGTTCTTGTGGTTCACGTGATGGCCCGGCTGTCGTGGCCCAAGAAACTCCATCGCAACCAAGCGATGAACAGGGACGCGCTGCTGTCGCCCCTGTGCAGTCAGGACGACGGTGGTGTAGCCCATCGCGTTTCGGATCAGGCGCCGAATAGGCTGCGGCAGATGGGCGCCGCGGACGACTCTGACGCGGCCCAAGTCGGAGACGGCGTATCGCCCAGCGAACGGAGCCAGCGTCACGGGGCGCCATTCTTCGAGTTCGGCCGATGGCCGCGGTGGTCCGCCTTCGTCGGCCAGATGGCGCCATGTCTTCCGGCTGCGGATGTTGTGGATCGTGTCCGGGCTAACGTTGTAACGCGTGGCGAGGTCGCCTTGTCGCTCGCTGCTGAGGCGAATCAAGCGCACGTCTTCGGCGCTCAGTTTCGCTTTGCAGTTGCGTTCGCCGGGGTGGCCCTTTGGCATGGACGTAATTGTACCGAAGAGGGGCGCGGCTGATGGCCTATCCGCTGGAAGGGCATCCGATCGTAGACCCTCGCACGGGGCGCGTGACGCCGCCGTGGCTGGCGTTCTTCAACCTGCTCGCGACCTCGGCCGGCGGGGGCGGGGTGGCGCTGACTGGGCTGTCTGGGCCGGTCACGACGCCGCTCGGCGGGGGCGTGCAGCCGACGACGATCACGCCCACGGGTGTCACGCCGGGCACGTACGGCGATGCCGCCAACGTGCCGCAGGTGACGGTGAACGCGGCGGGCCAGGTGACGGCGGCGGCGAACGTGGCGATCAGCGCTGGGGCGCCGACGAGTGCGGAATATCTCGTGGGGGCGCTTTCGGGGGCGCTGAGCGCGGAACGGCTTGTGACGAACACGGCCACGGCGGCATGGGACTTGTCGACGCCGGGACAGGCGGCCGTGAACGTGCCGGATGACGCGATCACGAACGCCAAGCTGCGCGAGTCGGCGGCGGTGTCGGTCATCGGCCGGAGCGCGAACAGCACGGGGAACCCGGCGGACATCGCGGCCAGCGCGGATCAACAGATTCTCGGCCGGCGCGGGGCGGTCGTGGGCTTCACGGCCATCGAGGCGTTCGGCTACTGGTCGCCGCTGACGAACGGCGATCCGGTGACGCCGGAACTGATCTTCGCGGCGGGCGATGCGATCGCCGTCTGGACGGCCACGCCATGATCCGGGGCCTGCAATACGTATCGGTCGCGCGGCTGACGGAGCAGCTTGGCCCGTGGGTGTCGGCCAATCCGGGGTTGTTCCCGGCCGGTGGTGCGGCCGGTCCGCAGGGGCCCGCGGGTCCGGCTGGGCCCGCTGGTCCAGAAGGTCCGCAGGGGCCGGCCGGCGCCGTGGGTCCGCAAGGGCCGGCGGGGCTGGACGGTGCAGACGGCGCGATCGGTCCGCAGGGTCCGCAAGGGGTGCAAGGGCTCACGGGGCCGCAGGGCCCGGCGGGCGCTGATGGTGCGACGGGTCCGGCGGGGGCGGATGGCGCACAGGGGCCGCAGGGCCTCCAAGGGATTCAGGGGCCGCAGGGGATTCAGGGCGTTCAGGGACCGGCGGGGCCGTCTGGCGCGGTGCTCGGGCATGTGGCGGCCGATGTCGCGCAGTCGTCGAACGTCACGTATACGTCGCTGTTCACGCAGGCGATTGCGGCGAATGAGCGGTGGAGCTTCACGGCGACGATCTACTACTTCGCGGCGGCCACGACGACGGGGCTGGCGGTCGCCGTGGACGGTCCGGCGAGTCCGGCGGCGGCGATCTACGCGCTGGACGTGGCCGAGACGGCGACGGTACGGCGTATGCTGGTAGCGTCGGCGCTCTCGACGAATCTGCAGGGGACGGCGAGTCTGGGCGCGACGGTGCTGGTGGCAACCGTCACAGGGACCGTGGAGGCGGGGGCCAATGGAGGCACGCTGACCCTGAAGTTTCGCTCTGAGGTCAATGCGTCGGCGGTCACGGTGAAGCGTGGGTCGTTCGTTGCGTGGATGAGGCACTAAATGGCGCTGCTTGAGTCAGTCATTCTCACGCCCGACACGCGGGCCAATCAGCCGGCGGCCAACACGGTGGCGGTGGGCACGCTCTACTGTGTGACGGACGAAGGCGACATTCTCGAACGGTCGAACGGGGCGACGTGGGATCCCTACTCGCCGGCGGGTGGCGGCGGCGGCACGATCGGCGGCTCCACGGGCGGCACCGATGAGGCCGTCTTGGTGGCGGACGGGACGGGGGGCGCGACGCTCAAGGCCACGCCCGTGATCATCGATAGCGCCACGGGGCTGATCACCTTCCCCGATGGCGTGCGGCAGACGTTCAATCCGAACGGGACGACGCCGGGGCTGAACGTGGGGTCGCAGGCCGGCGATCCGTCCACGCCAAGCAACGGGGATCTGTGGTACGACTCGACGGGGCATCTGCTCCGGGCGCGGATCAATGGCGCGTCGGTGAGCCTTGGCGCGGGTGGGGGCGGCGGCTCGTCGCCGTGGCCCGCGTTCACGACGCCGGTTGATGGTGACTATTCGTGGGTGAATCAGGGCAGCGCGTCCACGTCTGTGGGGGCAACGGGCGGCATCTACTTGTCGTCTCCGGGCACGGGCGGCGGCGGCGACAATGTGCGGATGCGCGTGAAGTCGGCGCCGTCGACGCCTTACGTGGTGACGGCCGCGTTTTTCATGGATGTGGTGCTCGTCGATTACCACTCGGCGGGGATTCTCTTCCGTGAATCGGGCACGGGCAAGATCCGGACACTGACCTATGGGTACAACTCCGCGTCGCCGTCCGGGGCGATGCGGATCCGGGTCTACGGGTTCAACAATCCGACGACCTACAGTGGCTTCGTCTCGGTGTTGACGCAGTTCCCAACGGCGTCGTTGATGTGGTTCCAGATTGCGAACGACGGCACCGATTTGAGTTACGGCTATTCGGTGGACGGCGTGAATTTCCGCACGTTCCTGACGGAAGCGAAGACTGCGGGTTTCACGACGGCGCCTGATCAGATCGGGTTCGGCGTCAACACGGGTGGCGATCCGACGAACAGCATCGGCGTCACGCTGATGTCGTGGGACGAGGCGTAGGGGGACACGATGGGACTGTGGCTACGCGACATCACGCCATGTGCGCCGAGTGATGATGTCGCTGATCGTGGACTGGTCCAACCCGTAGCTGCGAGCGATGGCCCTTTGCGTGTCGCCTGCAGTGGCTCTCATTCGGATAACGTGCACGTCTGTGGGCGTCAGCTTCGCCATGGCTTTGACGTGTCGTCGTTTCTGCATCATGTCGGCAGTATTGTCAGCGGCCGTGCCGAGGAACAGGTGATCGATGCTGCAGCATGCTGGTACGTCGCACCGGTGGCAAACAAGCAGGCCTTTGCCGATCGGGCCGAATTGGGCCTCCCAGATGACTCTGGTGACGTGTTGATTGCGTCCGTTCGGAAGGCTGATCACTCCGTAGCCCTTGGCGCTTTTGGCTCGTCTCCACAGTGCGCATCCATTCGAGTCCGGCGGCGCAAGATTCTGTGCAATCCAGTCAACAACGGACACATGCTGAGGGCGTCGGGTCATACTGTTATTCTTCCATCGGAAGCGAGGGTAGGGCCATAGGTATCTGGTCAAAGCTCGGAGCGGTCGGCGCGGGGGTCGCGGCCGGCGTGATCACGGGGAATCCGGCGATCGGCGTGGCGGTCGGAGGGCAGCTGCTCAGCGGGGCGATGGGCGCGGACAGCGCCAAGAAAGCGGCCGAGCAGCAGGCGGCGGCCACGCAGGAGGCGCAGGCGCGGACGGATGCGCTGTACCAAGGTTCCCGAGACGAGGCGCGGCGCGTCTACGAGACGAGCACGGCCGCCTTTCAGCCGTACATCAATCTCGGCCACGGCGTAGTTCCTACGCTTGGCAGTATGGTCGGCCTCTCGCCCACGGCGGCGCCGAGCGCGGCCACGCCGGTGCCGGGTCTGACGCCGAGCGAGCCATCGACGCTCGGGGCGATCGTCGAACGGTCGGCGCCGCGGTCGGCGGTGGAGCGCGGCGGGGAGGACGTGGGCAAGCGCGCGGCGCGCGCCACGGCTTCGGGTTACGGCGGCGCGGGTGGTCGTGCGGTGCTGGTCAAGGCGCCCACGGGCGAGCTCTCGTGGGCCAATCCGGTGCAGGCCGAGCGGTACGTGGCGGCCGGCGCCCAGATCGTGGAGGCCTAGATCATGCGCTACGGGGACGATGACGCGATCGTGATGCGGGACGCCTTCGAGGGGCGTGCCCGGCCGCAGCCGTTCGGGCCTCCGGTGGCAATGCTGCCTGGCGCTGGGGCGCCGGAGTTCCGGCCGCCGGTGGACTTCCCGCCGCAGCGGCCCGGCCAGCCGTCGCCCGGTCAACCGGCGCCGCTGCCGCCTCCGGGGCCCGTGTCGTCGGGGCCGCCGATGAGTCGTCCGCCGTCGATGCCGCCTGGCGTCTTCGGCTATGCGCCGGGGCCGTCTGCTTGGTGGAACGGCGGCGGGCCGTTCCTGGCGCCGGGTGGCGGGGGCGGCATGGTGGCGACGCAGCCGCGGCAGGCACCGACGCTGGCGGCGATCTCGACGGCGCGGCCGTCGTCGGTGTCGTTCTGGGGTACGCCGTGGGGCGGCTGGGGGATGCCGGGGCCGTCGTCGCCGCAGCCGGGCGCCTTCCGCACCTCACCGGGTCAGATGTCGGGCTTCATTCGGGGATAGGGGGCGGCGATGAGCTGGTTTGACGAGCAGGACACGACGACGATGAGCCGGGACGAATGGCGGGCATCGCGCGGCCCGGCGAACGCCACGCAGCCGACCGGGGGCCGCACGCCGGCCGGGGCGCCGCCGAGCGGGGCCGGCGGCACGGGTGGCGGCGGGAACACGCCGGGCGGCCAGGAGCCGTTCAACGAGGCCGAGTTCCGGGCGCTGGTGCAGAGCTATCCCCCGACGAATGAAGGCGTCCGGGCGGCCTACGCGGCGGCCAAGGCGCGATGGGGGAACCAGACGCCGGAGCTGCTCGAGCATCCGCTGAGGCTCGACAAGTTCCGATTCTCGGATGGGCGCGTCGTGGACTTCATCGGCGGCGCCGGCGGCCCGAATCCACAGCATGTGTGGAACTACGAGGGCCCGGGCCACGGTGGCGGGGCGGCGGGGGCGCTCGGCAACATGGCCGGCGGCAACTGGCAGGCGGGCATGGATCCGTCGTACCAGTTCATCAAGGACGAGGCGCAGAAGGCCCTGCAGAGCGGCGCCGCGGCGCGCGGCACGCTCCTGACCGGCGGGTTTCAGAAGGACATGGCCAAGTACATGGCCGGTCTGGCCTCCACCGAGTTCGGGAACATCTTCAACCGGAACATGTCGCTGGCGGATCTCGGCCTGCGGGCCGCGGGTGGGGCGGCGAGCACGGGCACGAGCTATGCCGGGAACGTGTCGAACCAGGCGGCCAATCAGGCGCAGACGACGGCGGATCTCACGACGGGCCGCGGCAACGCGCAGGCGGCCGGCACGGTGGGGGCGGGCAATGCCTGGCAGAACACGCTGGGCGGCCTGGTCAACATGGCCGGGCAGTACATCCAGAACAAGAACGGCCGCAAGGGGCAGGGGTGGGAGATGGACGACGTTTCCCGCGCCACGTTCGGTGTGTAGGACGCCATGCCGATCAATCCGAATATCGCGCTGCAGGTCCAGCCGGCGAAGATCAATACGCCGTTTGAAAACCTCGATGTGGTGATGCAGGCGCGTCAGCGCCAGGCCGTGGTGCAGGACGCGGAGCGGAAAGCGCGCGCGGCGCAGCAGGCCGAGCAGGAAGCGGCGGCCGTGCGCGGCATCCTCGAGCAGACGGGCGGCGACTGGGATCAGGCGCTTCCGCAGATTCGTCGCGTGGCGCCTGGGGCGTCGCTCGAGATTGAAAAACAGCTCGGGGAGGCGCGCACGAAAGCGATCGACGCGGCCACCAAGACGCTGGCGCTCGAGCGTGACCTGACGTCGAAGTACGTGCGGCGGCTGCAGGCGGTCCCGGATGGCGATGATGAGCTCTATCAGTTCGTCCGCGGCCAGATGGCGCGCGAGCTGCCCGACGAGGCCGCGATGCTGCCGGAGACGTACGACAAGACGGCGCTCCAGCGGTTCAGCCTGATCGGGCTCGATGCCGACAAGGTGTACGCGCGCGATCAGGATGCGCTCAAGCTAGTGCTTGAGGGCAAGTGGCGGGAAGCCGCGGGCACGTCGCTGTCGGTGGCCACGGATGCCGAGGACTGGAACGAGCGGATCCAGGGCTTGCGCGGGCTGGGGATGCCGGCGAGCGAGATCGCGCAGTTCGGTTCCTACTCGCCTGAGAACGTGCAGCGGGCCGCGGTGCTGTCGATGACGCCGGAGAAGCGGGCGACGCTGGCGGGGCAGGCCGAGGGCCGGGCGATCACGGTGCGCGGGCAGGATCTCAGTGCGGAGACGGCGCGGCGGGGGCAGGATCTCAGTGCCGCGGCGGCGGCGGCGGGACGCGCGGTGACGAGGCGCGGGCAGGATCTCACGAACGCGCGCGCGAAAGAGGCGGCGGCGGCCGGCGGCACGGGTGGCGCGAAGCTCTCCGCGGCGGCGGTCGAGAAGATCGCCAGCGTGGATCAGTCGCTCGGGATGCTAGACGACATCGAACGGCTGTTGCCGGCGATGGGCGGCGCGGTGGGGCCGATAGATGGACGCGTGGCGAAGGCCAAGATCTCGGCCGGCGTCGGCGTGTCGCCGGAGCTCGCCGAGTTCGACGCGCAGCTCACGGGGCTGAAAAACGCCGTGATCAAGGCGACCACGGGCGCCGCGATGTCGGAGCAGGAGGCCAAGCGGATCATGGGCCAGCTGCCGGATCTGTCACAGCCGGAGTCCATCTTCCAGGCGCGCCTGAAAACGACGCGCAAGAATCTCGATCTGCTCAAGAAGCGCACGATCGAACTGAGCGGCGGCGCGATGCCGAATCAGACGCCGATTGGCGGCCAGACCGGTGTTGAGGTCGTCGTCAACGGGCGCGCGTTCGTGTTTCCGACGCAGGCCGCGGCGGATGCGTTCAAGGCGAAAGCGGGGATCCGCTGATGGCACAGCAGCAGATCGATCTGGATGCGCTCGCGGCCGAGTTCGGCGGGTTCTCGTCGGACGCCTCGCCGGACGAGCTCGACGCCTTGGCGTCTGAGTTGGGCGGCGCCGTGGTGTCGGCCGACCCGCGGCGCCCGGCCAGCCCTGACGATTTCACGGAGCGGCCGGCGGCGCCGGCAGGCTCGGTGCTCGGCCGGGTGGCCTCTGGCGCCTGGGAGATGCTCAACCCTGTGACGATGCTGCAGGGCGTCGCCGGGGCGGTGGCACATCCGATCGACACGGCGCGCGGTCTGGTCAACGCGCAGACGGCCGAGCTCGGCAAGGCGCGCGATGCGTTCGGCGCGGGCCGGTATTCGGAGATGCTCGGGCACGCGGCGGCCGGCGTGCTGCCGGTGGTGGGCCCGGTCGCGGCGAATATCGGGGAGGGCATCGCAGAGTCGGGCGATGTCGCGACGGGGATGGGCCGCGCGCTCGGGGTGCTCGCTCCGACAGGCGCCGCGGTCAGGGCTGGCGGTAAGGTGCTCGGCGCGGCCAAAGGGCGTATGCCCCCCGCAAAGATGGCTCGCCCGCAGTCGGCGGCGGCGGCGGCGAAGCAGGCCGAGGCGGTGCGCTGGGCGCTCGAGCAGGGTATCCCGGTGGACGCGGCGACGGCGACGGGTAATCGGGTGGTGCGTGGCGCCAAGGCGGTGGCGGATTCGTCGCTGGGCGGCGCGCTGAGCGGCCAGCGTGCGGCTACGGCGCGCGCGGAGGCGCTCGCGCGGACTGGCCGCGGGCTGGCGTCGCAGGCGGACGCGGCGCCGGCGACGGCCGAAACCGCCGGCGCGGCCGTGCGTGAGCGTGTGCAGGACGTGATCCGGAACGAGGCGACCGCGGCCGATGAGGCCTATGGCCGCGTGCGCACGGCCGAGCGGAACGCGATGCCGGATGACGTCCCGGTGTCGCGGCCGGTGGCGGCGGGCCGGACGGTCGATCAGGGGTTCATCGGTCACTGGCTCGCGGATGACCTGCAGGAAATGGGCTATCAGGCCGGAGGCGGGTCGAAGAAGTTCTACGATCTGGCCGAATCCGAATGGCGGCCGGGCGATGCCGACGCGGCGCGGTATGGGATCGGCGTGGGTTCCGGGCGCGTGGCGGGCACGCCGACACAGGAGATGTTCCACGCGGCCGGCGTGAGCGGTTCGCGCGCCGAGATCGCCACGAAGATCCGCCGCTACCTGAACGGCGAATCGGACAACCCGCGGATCGCGGCCGTCGTCGATGCGATGGGTGAAGCGTGGGACGGCCAGCGGTTCGACTGGGATCTGCTGACCGATGACACGCTGGCGCGCACGGGCCTGAAGCGCAACCAGTTCAAGAGCCCGATCACGATGCCGGCGATGGAAGCGCCCGGCGCGTCCAAGTTCTTCGGCGACGAGGCGCCCGGCCTGAACGCCTCGGGCACGGAGCCGATGCAGCTCGCGGTGCCGCTGGCGCCGGCCAAGGACGCCTTGCGGCCGGTGTTCGAGCGCCTGATGCGCAAGAAGGAGCTGACCGGGCAGCTCATGGGCGACGAAGCGCGGGCGGCGACGGCGCTGGATGCGCTGATCAGCGGGCCGGACAACGCGCCGCTGTCGGTGGTCGATGCGGCGCTCGGGGATCTCAAGGCGGCGGCGCGTGGCGCGGCGATGCCGGAGCTACGCTCGCAGGGCCAGGGCCTCGCGGCGCAGGCGGTGGCCGAGCTCGAGACGCTCGTGCAGCAGCGCGCGAAAGCGGCGGGCGTGTGGGACGATCTGCGCGCGGGCCGGGATGCCACGATCGCCAAGTGGACGGCGGCCGAGACGCTCGACAAGCTGCGCGCCGAACCGGTGCAGACCTTCCGAATGCTGACGTCCAGCGGAGACGCGGCGGTAGAGCGGCTGCGCGAGGTGCAGCGGATCGCGCCGGCCGAAGTGCCGAAGATCGGCCGGGCCTACGTGGACGGGCTGATCGACATGGCGACGGCCGAAGGCGGATTCGGTCGTGAGGCGAAGCTGTGGGCCGAGTGGGACAAGCTCGGCACCGAAACCAAGGCGATGCTCTATCCGAACAAGGAGCTGCGCTCGGCGCTCGATAACTTCTTCTTGGTGGGCAAGAAGATGGCCGAGAATCCGAACCCCAGCGGGACGGCGCTGGTGGCTCAGGTGCCCGGCCAGGCGGCGCTGATGATGCTGGAACCGGTGTCCGGCGTCTCGCTGCTGATCGGGGGCGGGGTGGTGTCCAAGCTGCTCAACTCGCCCACGACGGCGCGTCTGTTGACACAGGGGATGCAGACGCCGCGCTCGGCGGCGGTGGCGCGCCAACTGGCCTCGCGGCTCAAGGCGGCCATCCGGCCGAGTGTCAGAACGGCACAGGCCACCCGAAATACAGCGCCGGGATCGAATACAGAGCCAGCGCGACCATAACAAGCGCCAATGCGGTGACAAAGGCGGCCCAGATGCGGAACCACACAGTGACGACCAGCGCCGGGAGCTCGACGAGCCAGAAGCGCATGAGAGAGGGAGCGTAACACATGGCCGCAGGACTGATGCCCTGGATCGAAGGGCGGTTCTTTCTCGACGACGGCACACCGAATGCGCTTGGGACGGTGGAAACCTACCTCGCCGGGACGAGTACGCCGAGTCCGACCTACGCGGATTCGGACCTGACTACGGCCAATCCGACCACGCTGACGCTGGACGCGGGCGGCCGGCCGACCGTCGATGTGTTCCTGCCGGCGTTCGGCCTCAAGTTCATCGTGAAGGACGCGAGCGGCGCCACGGTCTACACGTACGACGACGTGGCGGACATCGGCCAGATCTTCGCCACGTCCTACGGGACGCAGCAGACGGCCGGGCCCGGCTCGGCCGTGACCACCGGGTATCAGGTGCTCGACACGGATCGGTACGTGCCGATCGATTCCACGGGGAATCCGACCGTGCTGCTTCCGCCGGCCTCGGACTACAGCGCGGCGCTGATCCTCAAGATCACGGCGGGCGCCGGGACGTGCGACGTGACGCCGGACGGGTCGGACACGATCGACGGTGTGGCGGCGGCCTTCACGATGGCGGCGTCGGCCTCGCCGATCTTCACGACGCTGGTGCTGATCTCGAACGGGGTCGATGCCTGGATCGTGCAGTCGTACACGGAGCCGTAAGCCCAGCGGTAGACGGGAATCGCGGAACTGCACGGAAACATTCGACATAACAAAGAATCTACGCCATGATGCCGGTATTCTTGGGAGCGTCACAGTGACAGTCGAACGCGGGTTCGAGGTCGCCGGGGCTTCCGTTGTCGCCGCGGCTACGGCCGCCGGGGCGATGGTGGAGGCCGACATGAGTGGGTGGCTTGTGCCGATGGTGTCTGCGGGGCTGGCGGCCTTGGTGGGTTACTTCACGGCGCGCATCACGACAGAACGCGAGATGGGGGTGGCCGTGGAACGTGAGGGCAACCACTTCAATGAGGTCATGCGGCGGCTTGACCGCATCGAACGGAAGCTCGACGACCGATGACCGGGCCGAGTCTGCCGATCGCGCTGTGTAGCCCCCATCTGTCGTGGGCCGAGTTGGCCTGTCGGGACCGGCTGAAAACGCCGTATCCGCTCGACTGGCGCGAGACGCGGGCGCGGGAGCTCGCGGCGGCGTTCGAAGAACTTCGGGCGGCCGTGGGGCTGCCGCTGGTGGTGCTGAGTGCCTACCGGACGATCGCGCATAACCGGGCGATCGGGGGCTCGCCACATTCGCAGCATGTGGAGGGGCGCGCGCTCGACTTGGCGCCGCCGGACGGGTGGACGCCGTTACAGCTCGCGGCGGTGGCGCGAGACATTCCCGAGATCGTTGGGGTGGGGTTCTATCCGGCGCGGGGGTTCGTCCATATCGACGTGCGGACCTCCGGGCGCCGTGTGGCGTGGCAGGACGTGGGCGATGGTCGGTTGACCGTCATGGCATGAGGGGCGGAGCATGAAGCATTGTCTGATCGTCGTCGCGCTGGTGTCCGTCACGGGTCATGTCTACGCGCAGGGCGCGGTATCGCCGGATCGTGTGGCGCAGATCGCCAAGACGGTGCATGACGCGGAGGGGTGGAACCTCGGCGCGTCGTCCACGCGGGACACGCGCAACGAGTTCTGGGCGCGGGTCATCGGCATCGTGCATTGGGGCCATCCCGTCTACAACACGACGCCGGACCCGTCGTGGTGCCTCAAGGATGGCGGCCGCGGCCGGCCGCAGACGGACGACGTGGCCACGCAGTGCGTCTCCCGGCTGTTCTGGGACTGCATCGGCGGCGTCGGCTCCAACGGCTACGAAAACAACTTCCGCTGTGCGGGCCACGGCGCAGAGCGACTGCCGGAGGTGCAGAACGTCTACGCGCCGCCGAAGCCGGCCGGGGGCGGCGCGAGTAGCGGCGGCAGTGGGAACCCAGGATCCGCGCCTCCTTCGCCCGCTCCCGGTCCGGCCGTCGACCTGTCGCCCGTGCTGAATGCGCTCAAGGCCCTCGAGGCGCGTTTGGCGGCGCTCGAGGCGAAGGGCGGGGCCGTGGATGCGGCGGCATCTGAGGCGCTGAACGCGGCGAGCCGAGCGAGCGAGATCAAGACGCTGATTCAAAATCTCCCGGCCTCGCAGCCGATCCCGTGCTTGGTGGGCCGTGTGCCCAAGACGTTCGGCGGCTCGTCCGAAGTGACGTTCTGCCCGAAGGTGCCCTGATGTCGGACATCAAGAGCATTCTCGTGGCGCGGCCTGATGAGGGCGTGACGTCCACGTACGCCGAGACGCCGGGCGACCGGCCGAACCTCGTGGTGGAAGCCCTGAGTCCGCTGCGCGTGGTAATCACGCGGACCGTGCGTGTCTACCTGCAGTCCGTCACGGGCATCGTCTCGGCGGGCATGGCCGGCGCCGATGGAGGGCTGCTGCCGGATGACTTCTGGGGTCTGTTCGTCATGGCCTGTCGGATGTCGATGGCCGTGGGCGGCATCACGCTCCTGCAGAACCTCGCGGAGCTGGCGGCGAAGGTGGATCAGAAGTATCCGGAGCTGCGCGCGTGAGCGAGCAGCGTTCAGAGCATGGCGTGATTCTGCGCGCGGCACTGGACGAGGTGAAGCGGCAGACGCTCGACGCGGGCAAGCGTAACGCCGTGGCGGTCGTGCTGACGACGGACGGCGCCGGGATCGGGTATGCGCGGCTCTCGGAAGATGGCCGGTGGGCGCTGTCGGCCTCGGTTCGGGCCGCGTGGGAACAGGGTAAGGCGCGCGACGTGCGGGCGGATGTCGCGTGGAGTTGGTGAGTTTGCCGCGCGAGCTGTCGGGGATGCTGGCTGGGAACACGGCGGCTGTGATGCCTCTGCGCCCAACGGGGGACCGGACGACGTGATGCAAGGGCCTCGGCGGCTCGCGCGGTGGAGGATGGACATGGTAAAGATGACGGGTCGGTTCGTGCTTGTTCTGTGTGCTCTACTCGGCGCGCCGCTGATGGTGCTGGCGCAGTCGTCCGTGGGGACGCTCGGCGCGCTGGACGCCTCGCACCGGCTCGATACATCGCAGGTGTCGACGGCCTCGATCACGGTGTCGGGTACCTATACCGGCACGGTCACCTTCGAGGTCATCGGCGCGCCTGGCACGGCGGCGGTGATGGTCGATTGCGCCACACCGGCCGCGCCTGGGTCCGCGGTCAACTCCACGACGAGCACGGGCGTCTGGGTCTGTCCGGTGGCGGGCATGTCGGCCCTACAGGCGCGGATGTCGGCCTACACGGATGGCTCGGCGGTCGTCGGGATGCTGGCGGCGGATGCCGCAGGTCAGACGGTCGCGGCGGCCGGCGGCGGTGGATCGTTCGATGGCGTGCTGCTGGACGCGGCAGGCGGCGATGCGCTGACGGACACGGTGAACAACGCGCTGCGCGTGAACATCATTGCGGGTGCTGGCTCTGGTGGTACGGCCATCGCCGACGATGCCGCGTTTACGCCGGGCACGACGTCCGTGACGCCGGCCGGCGCCACCTTCGACGACGTGACGCCGGACAGCGTGAACGAAGGGGACGCGGGCGCGCTGCGGATGTCGGCTAACCGGAACCTCTACAGCACGATCCGCGATGCGGCGGGCAACGAGCGCGGGGCCAACGTGGACGCCTCCGGTCAGCTCAACGTCACGGGGCCGGTGACGAACGCGGGCACCTTCGCGGTTCAGGTGGACGGCGCGGCACTGACGGCGCTGCAGCTCATCGACAACATTCCGATCACCATCGGCTCGACGACGAGCGGCCAGAGTGGCGCGCTGGTCATGGGCGCGGTCACAACGGCGGCCCCCAGCTATACCACCGCGCAGTCGGCGCCGCTGTCGCTCACGACGGGCGGCCTGTTGCGCGTGGCGATCGAGGCCGGCGCGGGTAGTGGCGGCACGGCCATTGCTGACGATGCGGCCTTCACGGCGGCGACGACAAGTGTGACGCCTGCGGGCGCGTTCTTCGACGACGTGGCACCGGATAGCGTGAACGAGGGCGATGCCGGCGCGGTGCGCATGAGCGCCAATCGCAATCTCTACAACACCATCCGCGATGCCGCCGGGAACGAGCGCGGCGCGAACGTCACAGCCGCGAATGCGCTGGTGGTGGACGGCTCGGCAGTGACGCAGCCTGTGAGCGCGGTGAATCTCGACGTGCAGATCGGCGGCTCGGATACGGTCACGGTCACGGGATCGCTGGCGAATGACGGCGTAGCGGCGGGGTCCAATCGGCTCGGCGTGCTGCCGGCCGTCGTGCAGAACAGTGCGCCCACGCTGACCGATGGCCGTAACGCGGCGCTGAGTCTCACGACGGGCGGCGCGGCGCGAGTCATCGTGACGAACGCGGCCGGCGCGGCGCAGACGCTCGCGAGCGATCTGGCGGAAGACGGTGCGCACGTCGATGGCGAGACGGGGCCGCTGGTACTTACCCGCCGCATTGACACCGCGTCCTCGAGCGCCGGATCGTCGGGCGACCGCGCCACGTTCAACACGGACAGCCTGGGGCGGCTCTGGGTGCGTCCGGGGAATCCCTGCGAGGACCACGCGCGCATCCAGACGGCGGCGATCTCGAACAGCACGAGTGGGAACGTCGAAGTGGTGGCGCTGAACGGATCGGATCTGATCTACGTGTGCGGCTACTCGCTCATCGCGGGGGCCGCGACGGGCGTGCGGTTCGTCTACGGCACGGGCACGGCGTGTGCCACGGGTGAGACGGGCCTGACCGGCGCGTGGGCGCTGGCGGCTAACGGGGGCATTACGCAGGCCAACGGCGGCGCGCCGCAGTTCGTCGTGCCGGCGGGCAATGCCTTTTGCACCGAAAACACGGGCGCTAACGCTATCGCGGGCCACGTCACCTATGTCCGCACCGCGGCTCCATGATCGTCGACGACTTCGCCGACCTCGTACTAGCGGTGCTCGGCGCGCTCGTCATCGCGAAAGGCGCGGCGTATCTCTCGTGCTATCTAATGGCGCACTGGTAAGCTTGGGGGTCTGCGCATGGTGAGACGCTTCCAATGGCCGGGGTCCGCGCTCGCGCTGGCGGCTGGCGCGGTGGCTGTATTGCTGCTCCTCCCGCCGTCTGTCGCGCGAGTCCGCGCGGCCTCGGCCTTCGTCAACGCATGGTCAACCGACAGCAGCACGACGGCGACGCCATCGGTGGCTGTCACGGGCGTCACGGCCGGCAACACGCTCGTCATCTGTGACTACATGGAATCGAACAACCGCACGCTTGACAGCATCGCGGGCGGATCGAACTCCTATGCTGAGGCGGTCGCGAGAACCGTCAACGCCGGTTCCAATCACGCGCTCACGATGTGGTACGCCTACAACGTGAGCGCGGGCGACTACACCATCACGCTCACGCACTCCGCAAGCTCGACGTACACGGTAGGCGTCATCGAATTGTCCGGTCTGACCACGACGGACCCGAAGGACCAGACGCCCGCCGGAGAGACGGCCGAGCCCGGGCAGACGCTGGACGTGGGGCCAAGCGGCGCCACGACACAGGCCGATGAAATGTTGGTGGCGTGCGGCGGCGGGTCTGTTTCGGCGCGGCCCTTCAACGCGGTGAGCGGATGGGTCGAGCGCGTGGCGGTCACGAACCCTTACCTCTCCATGTGGACGAAAGCGGTCAGCAGCACAGGCGCGCAGTCGATCCTGCTCGACACGGCGCCAAACAACCAATTCATCATTGGCATGCTCGCCACATTCAAGGACGCGGGCGGTGGCGGCGGTGGCAGTGCGCCGCGTGGCACGCTGCTTGGGGTAGGTGGCGCATGATCAGCGCCTGGCGCGCGCTCGTCGTGCTGGCCTGCCTCGCGTGGGCAGCGCCAGCCGCGGCGGCAACCTATTACGTCAACTGTTCGACTGGAAATAACGGCAACTCCGGGGCGATCGGCGCGCCGTGGCTGACGGTGCAGCACGCCACGACAACGATGGTGGCGGGTGATACCACCTACGTGCGCGGCGGCACCTGCACGGAGAATTTCATCACCTTCGCCAACTCCGGCACCGCGGGGAATGTCATCACCCTGCGCGGCTATCCTGGCGAGACGGCCATCATCGACGCCGGGTTTACCACGTCATCGCCGGACACGGGCATCACGCCAGAGCCGGTGTTCGACATCGACGGCCCGGACCACATCACCCTCGCGTATCTGACGATCCGCCGAGGGCGCACCACGAACATCTTCATCAGCGATGACGTGCAGTCGACCGACATCACGATCGACCATTGCACCCTCGAAGATTTCGTCACCGGGGACAACGCGGCGTCTATCTACGTCAACAGCACGGCCGACAACATCGTCATTTCGCACAACCTCATCGACGGCTACATCCCGGACGCGCGCAGCAACGTCGCTAGCGGGATCATCGTGTTCTCGCCACAGGACATCACAATCGAGCACAACGAGATCGCTAACGTCATTCAGGGCATCTCGCAGAAATACTCGGCGACCACGAACTATACGCAACTCGTCCGCTATAACTACCTGCACGACATTACAGATTTCGGCATGTTGTGGAGCGGGCACGACGGGATCATCTCGCACAACCTGCTATATGAGACTTCGACCGCCGGGGCGTTCGGCGCGATCCTCATCTTCCAAGAGGCGGGTTCCTGCTCGGCCTTGGCGAGCGACGACAATCAGATCCTCCACAACACGATATATGGCGGAGCGGCGGGCATCGTGCTTTCGCAGTCCGCGCTGTGCGACGGCGCCATCAACACCCTCGTGCGAGACAACATCGTCGCGCAGTATGACGGGACCGAGTATAGGGGCTTGGCGATCAGCCCGTACCGAACGGATGACCTCAATTCGACGGTGACGTACAACCTGGTGCATTCGACCATCGTGACCGGAACGGATGCGTTCGTGAATACCACCTACTACGAACTTGCCAGCCTGCCGGGCACAGTGACGCATTCGAACAACATCAACAGCGCCCCGACCTTCGTGAATGCGGCGGGGCTCGATTTCACCCTGGCGGCTGGTAGCGCGGGCGAAAATGCCGCCAGCGACGGGGCGGACATGGGCGCAGACATCGCCTGTGTTGGAATAGACGCGCCGTGTGGGGGCGCGACGGTGCCGGACGCACCCACGATCGGCGCCGTCACGCCGGGCAATGGGCAATGCACCGTCGCGTTCACTCCGCCGGCGTCTGACGGCGGCGCCGCCATCACGGGATACACCGCGACCTCGACGCCCGGCAGCTTCACGGGCACCGGCAGCGCCTCGCCGATCACCGTGACGGGCCTGAGCAACGGCACCGGCTACACGTTCACGGTCTACGCCACGAACAGCCAGGGGAACAGCAGCAACTCGAGCGCGTCGAACACCTGTACGCCCACGGCGGCGACGCCGGGCGGGGTGCGGCTGCGGTTGCGCGG